ACCTTCAACCGCTGTGGGCCGAGCAGAATTGGGCGAAGGGGGCGCGATGAGTACAGAAATTCACGGCATCGCACAGTCGGACATTCTGATTAGATCTGCCATCATTCGCGCGCTTGAAAACATGCGCGCTAATCCGTCTTTGGTGGACACGGTGTTTCAGTCTCTGGTTGAGGATGAATTGACCAGGGATGTGTACGGAGAGAAACAGATCGCACTTGCTAAGGAGTGGTTCCTCAACACCGAGATTCCGGTGATGATGAATTTCCGCGTAGCGGAAGAGGCGTTGCCGTGTATCACGATTTCTTTGCAGGAATCTGTGGAAGCCGAGCAGATTCACGGCGACGTCCACTACGTGCCGCAGGAGACCACCGACGGCGACTGGCCGGCGCTGACGCCCCCGTTCACGCCGCTCGCCTACTCGCCCACCTCCGGGATCATGTTGCTGCCGGCGAACCTGATGGGTGACCAGCTCGTCGCGCCGGGCATGTTGGTCGTCAACCGCGACGGCCGCGAGTATCCCGTGGTCGCGAACCTGGGGGACGACGAGATCTCGCTCAAGCCATTCACGGCCGGAGATTTCACGAACGCCATCATCCGCGGCGCCACCAAGCGCTTCGTCACGACCGTCGAGAGCGTGGATTTCAAGGAGTCGTACCAGATCGGCATCCACGTGATGAGTGAGCCCCTCCACCTGCTCGTCCTCCACTCCATCCTGAAGTTCTGCCTGCTCAAGTTCAAGCAGGACCTGCTGGAGTCGCGCGGCTTCGAGCGCTCGGTGCTCGCCTCGACCGACTTCCGCCGGAACATGGAGTTCGACATGGAGGAGGTCTTCTCCAGGTTCATCAACATCACCGGCTACGTCCGCCAGTACTGGCCGAAGGACACGAAGCCGATGATCGACGTCGTCAACTCCGCCTTCGTCATCGACCCACACGCCCTGGTCGTGTCCGAGGTCGGCAATGGCGAAGAGGCGCCCCCAGTCAACGAGGAGGGCAAGCCTCCCGGTCCCGACGATCTCTGGACCGTCATCCCGAACGAGAATCTGGAGACCGACTAAATGCAATTGCTGCGCAAGTACGAGGACGATCCACATCTCCACAAGTCGACGCCTCCCGAGCTTGCGGATCACCCGCTGTTCAGCGGCAAGCACTCCGTCGGTCTCATGACCGCGGACGCCCCGCGCTACAAGCCGGAGGACCCGACCGGCAACGAGGGCCTGAAGTCGGATCTCACGCAGCTGGGCCTGCCCCACGAGATGACGCACGGCTCGTACGGCGGTCCCGAGAACTCGTACGTCATCTACAACCCGACGCGCGAGCAGATGTTCCGCCTGGGCAAGAAGTACGGCCAGGAGGCGGTCGTGTTCAGCCATCACGGCAAGCACGAGATGCTCTACACGCGCGGCCCGAATGCGGGCAGGGCGCACCACAGCCTTCCAGTCCTGCGTTTCAGCCAGGACAAGCCCGAGGATTACTACACGCACCTGCCGAACCGCGGGTACGTCACGCTCCACTTCGGCGACGAGATCCACGACACCCCGCTGAAGTGGACGCTGCCGAAGGAGCACGAGGTCCCGGCGAACGACCAGCCGCTGACCAAGCGCGAGCTGGCGCTCGCCATCAAGGCCACGGTGGCGCTCACGCTCAAGAAGGCGATGATCGGTGCCCCGCCGGGACCGAAGCCGCACCCGCACGCGTACGAGTGGCACGAGGGCCACACGTCCTACCACCACCACGCGCCGGCCAACGGCGTCGTCATCCCGCGGTCGAAGCAGACTGAGTTGATGTCGCTCGCGAAGTCCGATCCAGCGAAGATGCCCGAGCCGCCGAAGCCGGCCGGGGACGAGGCGCTCAACCACAAGACGAACGACCAGTCCATCGGCGCGGGCGCCAGCACGTACGCGAAGTTCGCGCAGCCGTACGGCAGTGTCAACAAGGGCCAGCCGTCGGATCTGAAGCACTACCCGATGGAGGGGACCGGCCCGAAGGTCAACGACCTCGTCAAGAAGCACGGCTACACCGTCTACTACGCTGGCGGCCAGCACGGCAAGGCCGACCTCGCCGGCAAGAACTACAACACCGGCCACCTCATGATCTGGGACCCGAGCGCCGGCTCGGGCTCTGACTTCGGCCACGCCGACTACACCGACAACTGGCGCAAGATCCACGAACTGTCGCACGCCCTGACGTACCAGCAGCTGAACCAGAAGTACGGCGAGGGTCGCCGCATGGGCGGGCTCGGCAAGCAGCGCTCGACGAACGAGGCGAAGCGCGCGGTCGAGTGGGAGTGGCTCGCGGCTCACAAGCAGCGCGAGCTGGCCGCCGGCCTCGGGATCCACATCCCGGACGAGCAGTTCCACCGCGAGCTGAACACGGTCATGCACGACGCCGTCCACCGCGCGGTCACCGGCAAGTTCACCGAGCCCTCGGATGAGGGCTTCGTTCCCCACCCGCACAAGGTCCCGCTGGAGACCGCGCTCGGGATGGTGGACGAGGCGTCGGGCCAGATGGGCCTGAAGGGCCCGCACGACGTCCTCAAGAAGTTCGCCCAGGACCTGTTGGAGGTCCTGCGCTCCGCGCTCAAGGTCCGCGCGGAATAGGCGTTTTGTTCCGTTCAGGACCTGAATCTTCCAAGCACTTACTGGAGAAACTCGTGGCCGATACAAAACTCACGCGCGCCGAGGTTGCCAAGCAGCTTGCTGGGGCCCTCAAGGAAAAGCTGGTCAAGTTCGAGAACGACGTCCAGGAGCTGAAGGCTCGTGAGGGGTCGACCAAAACCCGCAAGCTGGAGAAGCACGAGCTGTGCCCCATCTGCGGCGGACCCGACATCAACGCCGTCTGTGACTGCCTCAAGAAGAACGAGTTGCAGAAGAACGCGCTGATGGGCTACGGCCCCGGATCTCCCGGCGCCGGCACGCCGTCCAGCACGGGCATGGGCTCGATGGGTGGCGGCGGCACGCAGCCGATGGGTCTTTCGGAATTCTCGAAGATGGAGCTGTGCAAGGACTGCGGCATGGATCACGCGCCGTACGAGCCGCACAAGATGAAGAAGGACGCCGCCGGCATGAGCGACGTCGGATCACTCTCGAAGAAGGCGCCCCCGGGCGAGGAGAAGCTGGTCCACAAGCTGAAGGACGAGTACGGCCACGACGAGGAGGGCAAGCGCAAGGCGTTTGCCACCGCGTGGGCGATCAAGAACAAGACCGTCGAGCACAAGGCCGAGGAGTCGATGGAGAAGCACCAGATGGCGTCTTCGAGCGCCGCCGCGCTCGCTCCCCCCGCTGCGAAGCCCGCGACCCCCGTCGGTCAGGCAAACAAGGAGATGGGCGGCTTCACCTCGCTGGCGAGCAACCCGATCCACTCCGCCTCGATGGGCGGCGGCGGCATGAAGACGCCGGCCGCGATGTCGCCGAAGGCCCCGCGCCCGCACATCCCCTCGATGGGTCGTCCCGCCGGCACCGGATTCTCGGTGAAGATGGGCGGAGTCGAGGGAGGCCGCGGCGGAAGCGTCGCCGGTACGATTCCGAATGCGAAGTCGGAGATCGGCAGCTCGGGTGGTCCGGGACACGCGTCCGACAAGAGCTACCCGTCCGCCATCAAGGAGAACCTCGGCGCGACCGCGAAGGCCGAGATGTCCACGAAGTACGCAGCCAAGGTTGGCGTCACCGATCATCGCAACAAGGCCAAGGCGGCCTACGGCGACGGCCCGCACGACCAGCGTCCCGGGATGCATCAGGCGCATATGGGCGTCATGAACAGTGCTTCCCCCGAGCCCCCGAAGGTGAGGAAGGACGAGAAGGAGATGAAGCGTGTGGTCGCTGCTCCGGAGAAGGCAGCGCCCGAGACGAAGATGCCCGAGTCCGGCAAGTCCGTCGACGCGAAGAAGCCCGGCTCGGGTGGCGAGATCAAGAAGGGCAAGGCGCTCCGCAAGGACGCGATGTCGCCCAGCTACGCGAAGAAGGTCGGCATGGACATCAAGGGCGTCGGCGGCAAGCAGCCGGTGGGCCAGGGCGGCGGAGACGCGAAGCCCTCGATGCCCGCCATGAAGCCGATGAACGCCCAGCTCCCGAAGCCGGCCGGCTCGAAGAGCAACATCAACCAGAAGGACTCCCCTCTGAAGGCCGCCGGCCGCAGCGAGGTCAAGCGCATGATCAGCGACGCGGGCCCGGCAGGCAACCCCAACACGAAAGAGCTGCCGGCCGAGGATGTCGACGTGAGCGAGTTCAATGCGGGCCCCAACCGCCTCGCGCCCGGCCGCACCAACACCGCAGCGGTGGGCAATCCCGCCGCGCTCCAGGGCGTCCGCGACCAGATGAACCTGGCGGCCGACAAGAAGGCCGGCGGCATCGGCTTCCTGCGCGGCCTGGTCCAGCGCTTCAGCCGTGGCCCGAAGGCGAACCCCGCGGTCGACGCCGCGGTGGCGCAGATGAAGCAGGCGGGGATGGGCCAGCGCGGCACCACGATCCCGACCGACTCGACCGGCGGCGTCCGCACGGTCCCGGCCGGCACCCCGACCGGCCCGGTCAAGTCGACGCGCTTCCACGGAGCGCTCCCGCTCCAGCGCGGCGAGAAGCCGATGAAGAAGGGCGCCCTCGCCCTCTCGGAGATGGGATCCTGCGCCCTCTGCGGGCACCCGGAACATCCGGGCCTGTGCAAGGGCGTGATGTCCTCCAACCACAGCCGCTCCATGCTCTCGGTCAAGAAGACCCGCGGCAAGAAGTCTCGTTAATCACCATAGACACAATCTTTTCAACGACGGAGATCGCTTAAAATGGCTCAGAGTTTCGCAACCCCTTCCGGCGTACTGAAGATCCCGGGCGCATTCCCGGACATCAACGTCGTCTCGCAGAACACCGGTCTGTCCGTGACCGGCGTGCTGTTCCTGGTCGGCGAGTCCAACAGCGGTCCCGACTTCACCCAGGAAGCTGACCTGGCGGCCAACATCTTTGGCCCGAGCCAGATCGGCGACGTCCGCGCGAAGTACGGCTCGGGCCCCCTGGTCGACGCCTTCAACGGCGCCGCCGTCCCCGCCAACGACTCCGCGATCCCGGGTGCGTTCCAGGCCGCCATCCTGGTGAAGACGAACCCGTCCACCAAGGCGACCGCGGGTCTCGTCCACTGGAACTCGTCCGCCTACGCGACGCTCGAAGACCGCAACTGGGGCAAGACCGGCAACCTGATCTCGTACCAGGTGACGGCGAAGACCAGCGAGGTCAAGCCGACGACTGGCGCGTTCGCGTTCATGCTGCCCATCGCCTCCACGAACATCGACGTTCGCGTGAACGGCGGCGCGGCCAGCGCCATCACCATCGCGGCCCTCGAAACGCCGACGACCTTCGCCGCCGCGCTCGACGCGGTCCCGGGCGTGGACGTCTCTGGCGGCGCGAGCAACCCGCCCCTGACCGGCACCACGGGCACGCTGGCCCTGACGGTCCTCACGGGCAACAAGGTCCAGATCGACCGCTCGGTCGCGTTCGACGCGCTCCCGACGATCGGTGACACCCTCTTCGTTCCCGACGCCTCGGTCCTCGCGAGCGTGCACGCGAACAACGCGGGCTCCTACATCGTGACGGGCGCCAGCGCCTCGCAGATCCTGGCGACCAAGCTGCTCGACACGAGCGGCACCCCGGCGCAGCTGACTCCGCCCACGAGCCAGACGGCGCTCGCCATTGTCTCGGCGTCGAACGACCTCAAGTCGTACACGGCCATCACCGCCCACCTCGTGACGGCGACCGACCCGATCGACGGCTACGGCAAGAACCTCCAGATCAACGAGCTGACGAGCGGCACTGGCGTCTTCTCGACGCTGGCCTACGTCCTCGGCACCAGCGGCGCCGTGAAGGTCGGCTGGGTCTCGAAGAGCGGGGCTCCGACACTGATCGTCTCGGGCACCGAGTACTCGGCGGCCATGAACGAGGCGCGCCAGCTCGACAACATCACCAACGACGTGGTCGCGGGCGGCGCCATCGCGCTGAAGCTCGGCTACGTGGGCACGACTGCCTCGGCCGTCGTCGACGCCACGAACATCACGATCACCACGGTCGGCGGCTCGTCCCCGGGCACGCTCGTCGCGAGCCTGACGGACTTCGTCTCGATCGCGGACCTCGCGGCGTACATCGACTCGTTCGCGGGATTCACGTGCGAACCCGGCACCGCCGTCCTCGGCAGCCAGCCGTCGACCACGCTCGACCGGGGCACGTTCGGCATTTGCTCGACCTGGGGCGACACCCCGGGCCGCATCAAGCAGGACGCGTACAAGTTCTTCACCACGCTGCGCGACAACGGCCTGCTGACCCAGCTCGACAAGCAGGCGACTGCCGGCCTCCCGGCCCCGACCGCCTCGGTCGCGTTCCTCACTGGCGGCGCCAAGGGCGCGACCACGGACGCGATCATCCAGGCCGCGCTCGACGCGCTGAAGATGGTCCGCGGCAACTTCCTCGTCCCGCTGTTCTCGCGCGACGCGGTCGATGACATCGCCGACAACAAGACCGACCCGTCCTCGACGTACACGATCGCCGCGGTTCACGCGGCGTCGCGCAGCCACGTCCTCCAGATGTCGACGCTGAAGAAGCGCCGTCACCGCCAGGCGTTCCTGTCGCAGCGCTCGACGTTCGAGACGGTCAAGACCACCTCGGCGAACCTCGCCTCCTCGCGCTGCTCGCTCTCGTTCCAGGACGTGCGCGACCTCGGCACGAACGGCAGCGTGACGCAGTTCCAGCCGTGGATGAACGCGGTGAAGGCGGCGGCCATGCAGGCGGCCGGCTTCTACAAGGCGATCTTCAACAAGGGGATCAACATCAGCGGCGCTCTCCAGGCCGCGGGCGACTTCAACGATCAGGATGACGACAAGGTCGAGCAGGGTCTGGACGCGGGTCTGCTCATCATCCAGCGCCCGATGTCGGGTGGGTTCAAGTACGTCTCGGACCAGACGACCTACGGCAAGGACAACAACTTCGTCTTCAACTCGATCCAGGCGATGTACGTCTCCGACACCATCGCCCTGACCACGGCGCAGCTCATGGAGCAGGCGTTCGTCGGCCAGTCGCTGGCGGACATCAGCGCCTCGCTCGCGCTGGGCACGCTGGAGGGCATCATGGAGAACCTGAAACGCCTCAAGCTGATCGCGTTCAGCGACGACGCGCCCAAGGGCTTCAAGAACGTGGTCATCAAGATCACTGGCCCGGCCATGGTCGTGTCGCTCGAAGTGAAGGCCGCGACCGCGCTGTACTTCATCCCCATCACCTTCCAGATCTCGCAGGTCACCCAGTCGGCGAGCGGCTAACGGAAGCAGAAAGAACTTAGAGAGGAACTTAGATGGCAGCCCCAAAGGTAATGAATGGTGCCCGCGCGAAGATGGGCATCTACGATCCCACGACCGGGCAGACCCATATCGTCGGCATCTTCAACAACGTCAGCTACAACATGACGTATGAGGCCCAGCCGGCGTACATCCTGGGTCGCTTCTCGGCCGCCGAGATCGACTTCACGTCGGCGGACCTCGTGTCCATCACGGCGACCGGCTACCGGGTCATCGACCACGGCCCGTTCGTCGAGGCCGGCGTTCCCAAGCTCCAGGACCTGCTCCTGTCGGAGTACATCACCCTGGTCATCATCGACCGCCAGCGCGAGGCAGTGAACGGCGACGGCCGCATCGCGACCTTCCGCAACTGCCGCGCCACCGGGTTCTCGACCACCATCTCCGCCCGCAACCTGGAGGAGATCACGGTCAACTTCGTCGGCATCTCGATGGACGACGAGAACACGGCCAACGCCGAGCACCCGACCTCGACCAACCTTCCGTAAGCCGGTCTCCTCCTCCTTTCCGCCGGCTTGGGCCGCCCCGCAAGGGCGGCCCTTCTTTTATGGGCTTGACGGGACGCGGGAGATTCGATAGACTTTCAGGTGGAGGAATCCACCACCTTGGACCGCATCATCACCCTCGTTGTCCAGATCACCTACTTCGTCCTGGCATTGATGATCCCCGGCGCCTTCGTGCTGATGGGCGTCGCCTGGTTCGTGAAGTTGTGGAGGCTCCGGCCGCCCGCACTGCCCCTCCAGAGGGAAGACGGCAGTACCTACACGCTGGAGGACTGGCGCCGGGAGGCCCGCAGGGCCCACCCATACCGCTGGTGGCTCACTGAGACGATCCCGGCCTTCCTGGCACGCCTGCGCGACGGGGTGCGTCACTGGTGGAACGGGCCCCAGGAAGAGCCGATGTCGCCCCAGGAGGAGATCCTACACGGAGCCTTCGAGGGTCTGGCGCGTTGGGTCGAGGAGAATCCCGAGGTCTTCGAGGAGGACGAGTTCGAGGGGTCGCTGGCGGACCAGCGCGGCGACCGCCTGGGGGAGATCGTCTCGCTCTATCAGTGGTGGGTCTTCGAGCGCAACGAAGAGATCGCTTTTTTGGAATCGCTGCCCGAGGACGAGATAGAGTTCTGGGAGGCACGGCAGAGGGAGACTGAGCAGCTGGCGCTCGCGAGACTCGCGAACGTCTGGAGAGATCTGACCTGAAAGGAGCCATTTGTACTACCACAAGTTCCCGTCCGCACCGGTTGCCATCGTCTCAGGAATCTCCGCAGTCTGCCGGATCCCCAGCATCATCGACGCCCGCGTGGGGCGCGACAACAGTATCTTCCTCGACGTCGTGGAGAACGAGTACTTCGTCGTGGGGCACGAGCACCTATATTGGCTCGCCCATTTCTGCGGCGTGACCATGGATCACGTCCATGTCGAGTCCGGCGGGACCTTTGAGGGAGCGAAGGTGCTCTCCCTCTCTGTCGACACGTCAGTGTTCGACTGCTCGCCCCTGTTCCCGCCACGGGGCTACGTGGACGACGACGGGGGCTTCCGCGCCCTGCTGCCGGGCGAGGAAGACTCGGAAGAAGGGATGGACGCCATTGCGGCTCTTGCAGCGTCCCGTCGGGAGTAAGGACATGAACGGCATCGCCTGCGTCAACGATGGGTGCGACGGCGTGGCGATTCCGGTCGCCAAGGACGGTCGCTTCTACGAGCACCGCGAGGTGTTCATCAACGTTCCCTCGAACTTCATGATCCCGAAGTGCCAGAAGTGCGGGACGGACATCTTCGACGAGACCCTCTACAAGGCGCTGATCCAGGCGCTGGAGAACGAGTACCAGCAGCACGCCGACATCATCGCGGAGTGCAGGGAGAGATACAAAGCGAGGGACCAGTGAAGAATTTCTTGCGCGGTGACGTGCTTGCGTTCGCCATCCTCGGCGTCGTTCTCGGCCTCATGATTCTTTTCAAGGTGGTGGGACTATGATCGTGATCCTCTTTGCAGCAGTCGTCATCTTCGGCAGCATCGGCCTGACCGTTTACCTCCAGGAGAGGAAGGCGGCAGCAGACGTCGCCGGGCCGCCCGCGGGCGACGTCGTACGGGCGATCCACATCGTGTGGTACCAGGTGTACGGCATGCAGACCTACCCGCCGGCCATCCGGTGGATCACCGGCAAGGCGCTGAACTGCGCCAACGGCACCGGCTTCAAGGACTCGGCCGGCGTCTGCGTCGCTGGCGAGTCGTGGTTCGACCAGAAGCGCTCGGACATCGCCTGGGTGAAGGGCGAGAAGCTCTCCGATACCGCGCTCGCGCACGAGCTGTGTCACCACTACCTCGACTCGAAGGGCACGCCCGATCCCGACCATACCGGCCCGGCTTTCGCTGCCGGCGGCATCAAGGACCAGGCGAACGACGCGCTGAGGGTCCTGGGGCTCTAATAGCCCGGTACTGCCCGGTTTTCGTTCCGCTGGGGCCCCCAATCTTCGGGGTATGCCCACTTCCCTGATCGAGGTGCACGAGGATCGAATCCGTCGCCTGGAGGATGGTGTATCCGACGCCCGCGTCGACATCGGCGCCCTGGCCGCCCAGGTGAACGATATCCAGGAGGACGTCAAGAGCGGGTTCGCCATGGTCTCGACCAAGCTTGACGGGCTGACGACGCTCGACGAGCGCATTACCGAGATCGAGACGATGGTCCGGGTGCGCAAGGAACTTAAGAAGCACAACCGGGACAAGCTGAAGCAGTACATGAAAATCGGCAGCGTCCTCGGCGCCATCGTGGTCGGGCTCGGCAGCCTCCTGCTGAAGGTCTTCTTCGGGAGCTAATCCATGAAGAAGAGAGACTACGGGCACCTCAAGTCGCAGAAGTTCGCCGCGCTCATCTTCTGCGTGTTCGTGCTGTGCGTGGCCGCCATGGTCCTCGCGGCCGAGATCTTCTCGACGCTGGTGATGGGCGTCGTCGCGCTCTACGGCGCGTTTGCCGGAGCGCGCACGATCAGCGACAATGCCGCGCTCAAGTTCGGCGCGCCCGCGCAGGACAACAAGCCGGCGGTGCTGCCCGCGCATCCCGCCGTCGTTACCGCAGTCGTGAAGAAGGAGAAGCAAGATGTGGATTAAGAAGCTCTCGGAGAAGCAGCCCGCGACCAAGAAGAAGGTTGTCGAGCTGGAGATCGGCGGCCCGCTCGGGCGCTGGATGGTGAAGCAGAACTGGGGCGCGTTCACGCTGCCGCTGCCGTTCATCGTGTTGATCTTGTGCTGGTCGGCCGACCCGACGGGCACCGACATCGATCCACTCATCCGCGTGCACGAGTTCGTCCAC